TTTCCTGTAACTTTGCTAACGTGTTATCACTGCCACACCTTGCTGGGTGGCGTGCTTTTCACTGACGTGGTAACTCAATGACAAGGATGACCAACTCTATCGGTCTACGCTTTGTTACTCCTGTCGGAGAGAATAACAGGTTAGCTGTGTTTTGAATTAATCGGTATCTTTGTTGGCATGAAATTACGTAAGAAACCTAATAAGACTGTTGGTGATGTTAAGCGTCAGATCAATGCTATGCGCAGCACTAAGAGACAGAACGATGATGGTACTGTTTCCACACACTTGATGTCATGGGGGGGTAATGATAAGGAGGGCTATGATGTTCATCCTACTATCTTCCCTAATAAGGATGGAAGCTGGAAAGATTTATCTGGAGAAGGTCAAGGATGGGATGCTTATGATGAGGCTAAGAAGCGTGGTGAGTTAATTGGAGGTCTTTCCGAGGAAATGGCAAGGGACATTGCTGAGGGATCTTGGAAAGACATGGGTATGGTTAAGTTAAAGAAGAAGGATGCTAGTCTTTTTAAGAATGGCGGCATGATAAAGCGCAAGGATGGTTCTTATTCACCTAGGGGTTTATGGGATAACATCCGTAAGAGAAAAGGTTCTGGTAAGAAGCCTACGAAGGCTATGTTAGAGCAGGAAAAGAAGATCAAGCGTGAAGGTTAGTCGTTCAGCTAAATACTACCAGGACAATCCAGAGGCTCGTAAGAAGAAGGGACAGTATGATAAGAAGTACCATTCTAGTATTGCGAGGAGGTTGTATCGTGCATTCTTGAATAGGAAGAACAGGGAGGCAGGTACGTATGGTAATGGTGACGGTAAGGACTACGATCATGACGAGGCGAGGATGATCTCTGAGAGAAGAAACAGAAGTAAGAAATGAAAGCTAAGAAGAAAGGCAAGGTAAAGGTAGATGCTCCGAAGGGGTACCACTGGATGACTGAGCGAGGCAGGTATTACTTGATGCCGCATGAGGGGGATTTTGTTCCACATGAGGGTGCAAGTTTATCTGTAGATTTTAGGGTAAAAAGCAAGCACAGTAAATAAAACTGTTTTATATTTGCAGTCTAGATCACTAGAAGGTGGTTCTGGTTTGGTTATAGGGAGGCACTTGATTGTTGTCCTCCCTTTTTTTATTTCAAAAAGTTTTGTAGCTTGAGGTTATTAATCAAACAGTTACATTATGAAACTTTCTAGAGTCGGGTTGATCAAGAACCTAATTAAGATCTACAAAGCTGAGGAGCAAAGTCCAGAGGCATTACATAGCTACCTGTTGACGCAGGGAGTTAGGATTCAGTGGGAGGCACTTATGAGACGTTGGAAGAGGGTATAGCTTCTGTTCCGTCACACATTCTGTAGAACCTTGATACGTACATGCGTCCTTTCTGTGTGAGTCCCCAACGTACACGGTAGTTGTATTTGGTCTCATCACGGAAGAGGTGGTCCTCACGTGTATCGCTAGGCGTAAGCTTATTAAAGTGTTTGTATATAAGGTCAGCTCTTCTTAGCTGTGGGAAGTTCCTGCGCACAAAACCGTCTTGGTTTCGTTTAAACTTTTCTGCTATGTGCTTTACGGTGAAGAACTCCAGTGTGTACATGTAGCACATCATCTGCATGTTGTTAGGGCTAAGGTTGAGCACTTCATCAAAGTATCGTAGTGCTAGGTATATATTCTCCATCCCCTCATGGTTGATGTAGCGAGGCTTGATCTTTGAGTATTCACGGAACATACGTGACTTACCCACCTTTGATTTTGGCATAGATTAAATTGTGTATTTTTGTAGTATACAAATTTACGCATTCATGGCAACACTTACAGGCAATAAAGTAAAGGACAGCTACCAATCATTGTTGAAATTATCTTCAGGTGGTGCAACGACAACACTAAAGACTGTTGAAGATGGTTTTGGTGTATCTACCGCATTGAAGGTGAGCACAGATACTGTAGAGGTAAACAGTTTAAAGATCACTACAACACCAACGGTCTCTTCTTCGGAGAACACTGTTATGGTGTATGACGATGCTACGAATGAAGTAAAGGTGCGTGAGCTGAATACGTCAGCATTCCAGAATATTAACTCTTTCTCAAATATTGCTGTCTCTGGTCAGAATACTGTTGTTGCAGATTCAGGTACGGATACGCTAACGTTGGTAGCAGGGTCAGGTATGACCATCACTACTAATGAGACTACAGACACAGTTACATTTGGTACTGTTGCAGCTACAAGCACTATTGAGGAAACCTTCATTGCACGTACTGGCGTTGATATCCCTCTGATTAGCACGTATCAGAATATTGTAATTCCTGTCGCTGATAACGTTAGTGGTAGTTACCATCTTGGTAACACTCCACAAAAGCTTACCAGAGATGCGTTGGAAGGTGCATACATTGAGAACACCTCAGGAAATGCTATGATCTTATATGTAGATTGTAGTGTCGCTGTTGAGACTACATCTTCAAACCAGGATGTTTACTTGAAGCTCCAGAAATGGACAGGCTCAAGCTGGATTGATATTGGTGAGTTCTACGATCAGGTTCCTCATAACACAGGGATATCAGCACGAGCTGCACTATCTTTCTGGGGAATGTTCAATGTGAATGCAGGTCAGCGTCTACAAGTGCTCGTTAAAGGTGGTACATCCGCTAAGGTTAAGGCTGGATCTTTATTCAGCTTTACTGTAAAAACAATAGGAGATATCGTATAATCATGGCAGACTATCAACACGAAGGGGAGTTTATTAATGAGTTCTCACGTGCTGTTCTGCAGGTATACAAAGACTTACTTGAGAAGTACAGCATAGAGGATGATGACGCTGTTTTCTCATTAGCCACTGGTGTGTACACCATGGGAGATAACGGCAATACCAACCTTGTATCGTCAATGTTGACTACAGCGTTGGACCCAGAAGAATTAAACACGGTTCTTGAAGCGTCTATAGAGATCTATATGGATCACACAGAAGATGTGGAAGAAGAGCCAAAACAAGGCACCATTGAATGGTGGATAAAACACTTCGGAGGTAGCGAAGATTTAAATTAAAAAAGAATGAACTTAATTAGAAAAATAATCGTGGGGCAAAACCCCAAGGATGCCATGGCTTACTATGTAGGCATGAAAGTTGGCGGTGCTGTTATAGATGCTATAGTATTTGATCAAGAGGGAGCTGTGCGCTTCAACATACGTAGGTACCGTATCTACATCAATGATCCTGAAGATGGCACTATGATCTGGAAAGATATAGAAGGCATGCCAACGGTGGTTGAGTACGACTGCCGATTCAAGTAACACTACACTAAATTTAATTCAATATGAAAAGTGCAAATGCGTTTATTATACGCTTGCCTGAGAAGTTTAAATCAGAACTTCAAATGGGAGACTCTAAGTTACTGTTAATCAACAAGTTTCGTGAGTTTGAAAATCGCCACATGGAAGCTGAGATTGTTGCACTACCTATCCTGCATGATACAGGAGCTAAGGTGGGTGACACGCTGTACTTCCATCACCACGTTGTGCTCAATGCACACTTTGATATCGGTGACGATCTTTACTTAGTACCGTTCCATCCAATGGGTGGGCGCAATAACTTGGCTAATGCTTACAAGAACGAGGACGGTATACAGGTCCTAGCGGAGTGGGTATTCGTAGATCCTATGGATCCGACTAAGAAGATTGAAAGCGATGTACTTGAAATTGTACAAGATGATGTACAAAATGACCGTGGTAAGATCAAGTACCGTTCCGATGCGTTGGAAGAGATGGACCTGCACCCAGGAGACGTTGTCTACTTTAGTAAAAACAGCGACTACGAGATGGAGGTTGATGGTGAGACTGTTTGGAGAATGATGACAAGCGACTTGATGTATGCCGAGACCAAAAAGTAAATCACAGTTTAGTACTCTTGATGCAGCGCAGCGTCTGATGCTCTCTATGGAGGTGGCAATCAATAATATGATTGAGGAGATCAAGAAACCTGTAGACAAGGAACTCAACGGTTCAGGTCGTAAGGCGGAACTCCAATCCATAAAGCAGACAGCAACAGATGCTCGTGAGCTACTGCAAGACTATCAACGATTGGAAGTAATGATCAAGGAACTGAAAGAGACTGGTGGTGTATCTGAGGATACCGACTTCTCTGGAGGATTCGCTGAACGCTTTAGCAAATAACTACCATGGCTGGATTAAAGATGATAGAAGGGTATACTGCTGAGGTAATCAACATATGCCCACACGATACGTCAGGTGATATTATAGAAATATCAGACCTACATATCCAGCTCCCCAACGTACCCAATACTAAGGATATACTGTTCCATGAGCTACCGAAGGAAGACCAACGCTGGAGACGCATAGACCCTCCAAAGGAGCTGCTGCGTGTACGGTCCATGGACGAGTGGGCAGAGAAACCTAAGGAGTTTAGACAGCGGTACAGCCCATACATTGAGGAGGAATTCCGCAGACGCAGGGAAGGACTATGGTTCATGAACAATGGTACTCCTACCTACATTACTGGTAGGCACTACATGCTGCTCCAGTGGTCCAAGATGGACATTGGATACCCCAGCTACTTAGAGTTTCAGCGTAGGCTATACTTACACTTTGCTGCATGTGAGATGGACCCTAGATCACTAGGTCAGGTGTTCACCAAGTGTAGACGTTCTGGATACACCAATATATCGGCATCCATCCTTGCAGACGAAGGCACACAGGTAAAAGAGAAACTGTTGGGTATACAGTCTAAGACTGGTAAGGATGCGCAGGAAAACATATTCATGAAGAAGCTAGTTCCCATGTTTAAGAGCTATCCATTCTTCTTTAAGCCTATACAAGATGGTACTACTAACCCAAGAATGGAGCTTGCATTTCGTGAGCCTTCTAAAAGAATTACTAAGAACAACAAGACATCGTCTGTTGGTGAAGCCCTTGATACGATCATCAATTGGAAGAACACTACCAATAACGCCTACGATGGGGAGAAGCTCCACATGCTGTATCTTGATGAGGCAGGGAAGTGGGAGAAGCCTACTGATATACGAGAGGCATGGCGTATTGAGCGTACCTGTCTTATTGTGGGTAGACGTATTGTAGGAAAATGCTTGATGGGATCCACTGTTAATCCTCTTGATAAAGGAGGAAAGGAGTTTAGAGATTTGTACTACAACAGCGATCCTGGAGAACGAAACCAAAACGGTAGGACCAAGTCTGGACTATATAAGATATTCATACCTGCATATGAAGCGTTGGAAGGATTCTTTGATAAGTACGGAAACCCTATCGTTGAAGATCCTAAAGAAAAGGTAGAAACCATTGACGGTGACTTTGTAAGTATCGGTGCTAAGACCTACCTACAGAATGAACGCAAGGCACTCATGTCTGATGCGTATGAATTGAACGAGGTTATCCGTCAGTTCCCCTTTACGGAGGATGAAGCATTCCGTGACTCTACCAAGTCTACGATATTCAACATCGCCAAGATATACGAACAGATAGGACACAACCAGGAGCTGTACCCAAATCCAATTGTTGCTGGAAACTTTGTGTGGGCAGAGAAAGATAAGCGTGTAGCATTTAGCCCTGATCCAAACGGACGGTGGAAGGTGGCATGGCTACCTCCAGACAAGGACCGTAACTTATACGTTACCAAGTACGGAAAGGTTGCCCCTCCTGAAGATTCTGTTGGTGTGGGTGGAGTGGATAGCTATGACCTTGATGCTACCGTTGATGGTCGTGGATCTAAGGGTGCCTGTCACCTGTACGTAAAGTTTAACATGAAGCACGACATCTCCAACATGTTTGTAGCGGAGTATGCATCACGCCCTCCAATGGCGAAGATCTTCTATGAGGATATATTGATGGCGGCATTCTTCTTTGGATTCCCAATACTTATAGAGAATAACAAGTACGGTATCGCTAGACACTTTGAGGCTCGTGGTTATGACAACTACCTAATGGACAGACCAGAGCATCTACGCAGTGGAACATCTACTTCAAAGACAAAGGGTATACCGTCTAATTCTCAGGACATTATAGATAGCCACGCCCAAGCCATTGAGACCTATATTCATAATCATGTAGGGTCCAATGAGGAGACTGGAAAGATGGGACGCATGTATTTTAATCGTACCTTAGAGGACTGGATCGGATACCGTATAGAGAACCGTACCAAGTATGACCTTACCATATCTTCAGGTTTGGCACTCATGGCTGCTCAAAAGTTTAAAAGGGAAAAACCTAAAACTGACTTTGCGGACAAAACCTTCTTTAGACGCTATACACCTATAGAGCGTTAAAGACCCTTTCTTTTATTCTTATATTTGCATATTATAACGTAGCCCTTATTATGCAAAAAGATTTGAACCAAAGGGATAATTTTGGCAACTTCCCTAACCCACTCGCTGACGCTGTCGTAAAGATGAGCAAGGAGTATGGGCTGAAGTATGCCATGGCAATAGAAAAGCAGTGGGGAGCAGCAGATGATGAAGGATCAATCTTCAGACGTAGAATGAAGTCCTTTGAGCTAAACAGAGATTATGCTCACGGTACTCAAGATACAACCATCTATAAGAAAATTCTCACCTCTCTAGATCCTAACAACGGTGACGGTTCACTACTCAACCTTGACTGGACTCCTGTACCTATTGTACCTAAGTTCGTAAAGATTGTAGTCAACAAGATTTTATCTAAAGACCCTTACCCAAAGGTTGAAGCTATTGACCCTGTATCTCGCATGGACAAGGAGCGTGAACGTGATAAGATCAAGAGACGCATACAAAACAGAGAGCTACACAAACAAGCTAAAGACCTCGGTTTGAAAGCTGAGTTTGATATTGATCAACTTCCAGAGACGGAAGACGAGGCAGAAATCTTCTTGAACGCAAACCTCAAGATTGCCTCTGAATCTGTAGCGCAGATAGCAACAGACCTCACACTACAGTGGAACGACTTCAATGAGAAGATCTACAGACGTGCTGTGGAAGACCTCGTAGTAAATGGTATGGCTGTTGTTAAGCGTGAGAATGATCCTAACTACGGTATCGTTGAGGAGTACGTAGATCCTGCATACTTCGTACACAGCTACACAGAAGATCCAAACTTCTCTGACCTAGTATATGCTGGGCACATCAAGCGCATGACGATCCAAGATCTTAAGCGTAAAGCGGCAAATCAATTTACTGAGGATCAGTTTGAGCAGATCGCAAACAACGTAAAACACAAATACAACAACAACCCTAATAAGATCACTCACAGCTACTATGATCGTAGCTTGAATAAGACTACCTACGGATACGATGAGTTTATCGTTGAGGTGATGGACTTTGAGTTTATATCTGTTGATGATATCATCTACGAAGAGAAGCAAACACGCTTTGGTAACGTAGGATTCCATTACAAGGGTTACGAATACAAACCACCTACACAGAGTGTTTACGAGCGCAAGCCAGTATACATGAAGAACACTACAGTGTATGGCGGTACTTATATTATGGGTACCAAGTTCATCTTTAGCTACGGCATGAAGAAGAACCTACCAAAGAATGTTCATGACATCACACGTACTCGCATGAGCTATAGCGTTATCTCTACAAACATGCGT